TTTTTTTTGGGTTTGTAATTGGGGGAACAGATGTCTTACCCTTTATCGTTTAAAAAAAAAAACATATCAAAAAGCGGTTATAATGAAATGATAGTTTTAAGAGAATCTAATTTAGCTCAAAGTGTAAGATTTGTTCCAACTCGTAGGAATGCGGTGAATAAATTATATTTACGCAATGAATCTACCAACGTTGAGGTAGAGTACGATATCACTTGCACTCAAACATCTTACTATTTAACTTTTAGTAAAATATTAGCTTTAGAAGAAGGGCATTTTTATACGATGACCATTAAGCAAGACTGGTTTTTTGCACGAATCAAACAATAGGAACGTATAGCGTTAATAAAGACGAATACGTACAAAACGACCAAAATATAATTTTCTATGAGTAACGTTCACGTTTTTAACTTTGAATCTCATAAACCACCACAATCCATAGAATCTAACAAAGAAGCTTGGGTTAATTTTGGGGATGATAAAGACTATTTTAAGTACTTAATAGATAGATATAATAACTCGACTACTAATAACTCGGTTATTAACTCTATTAATAAACTTATATATGGTAGAGGCTTAGATGCTACGGATTCAAATAAGAAGCCGAACGAATATGCTCAGATGAAAATGTTATTCCGTCCTGACGTTCTTAAGTGCGTTATTACGGACTATAAATTACTTGGGCAAGGCTACTTTCAATTAATCTACAACAAGGCTAAGAATGCAATTATTAGAGTAGAACACGTACCTGCTCAATTAATACGCTCAGAGAAGTGAAACGAAAAGGGAGAAATTACTGGGTATTATTATTCTGATAACTGGCAGGATGTTAAAAATTTTCCTCCAAAGCGCATCGGTGCCTTTGGATATGGCGATAAAACCTTAGAGATTCTTTGCGTTCGTGATTATAGCGTAGGACAAAAATATTATTCTAATGTAGATTATATAGGAGCTTTGCCTTATGCTAAGTTAGAAGAAGAGATTGCGGACTATTTAATCAACGATGTTCAAAATGGTTTCTCTCCTACTAGCGTTATTAACTTCAATAATGGCATACCAGACGAAGAAAAGCAATCGCTAATAGCTTCCGACGTTAAACGTAAATTAAGTGGCTCAAATGGAGCTAAAATCGTAGTAGCGTTTAATAGCGATGAGACTAAGAAGACTACTATTGACTCGGTTCCGTTAAATGATGCGCCGGCACACTATACTTACTTGAGCGAAGAATCAAGAGGTAAGATTTTGTTAGGTCACTCTATTACTTCTGGCTTGTTATTTGGTATTCCTTCTAACAACGGATTTAGCTCAAATGCGGATGAGTTAAAGAATGCCTCAATCTTATTTGATAATATGGTAATTCGTCCAAAGCAAGGAACGGTTTTAGATGCTATCAACAAGATTTTAGCGTTTAATTCTATTAGCTTAAATCTATACTTTAAGACATTGCAACCATTGGAATTTATTGACCAAAATCCGGTAATGGATTCAGCTACAATGGAAGAAGAAACTGGAGTAAAGTTAAGCTCTCATTTGGACAAAATAAACGTAGAAGAATACGGTGAAGAACTTGACCCTAACGAATGGGAATTGATTGATAGCCGTGCAGTATCGTACGAGGATGAAGAACGCTTAGATGCAGAACTAGAGGCTTTAAATAACCCAGAAAAGTCTTTAATGTCTAAGGTTTGGGAATTTGTAACAACTGGAGTAGCAAGACCAGACTTGCCAAGCTCTCAAGATGGTAAATTATTTATTTCTCGTTATCGTTATAGCGGAGAAACTACTGAAAGCTCTCGTGAATTTTGCAAGAAAATGACTTCAGTGAATAAGCTATATCGCAAAGAAGATATTATGAAGATGAGCGAGAAAGCAAGCACTAATCCGGGATGGGGTCCACGAGGTACAGATACTTATGATATCTTCCTTTACAAAGGAGGCGGAGCTTGCCATCATTTCTGGACTCGTGAAACTTATAAGCGTTTTACAGACCCACGTAAAAAGGGGGCTACTAAGATAACTCCAAGTGAAGCACGTAAAGCGGGAGAGATTCTTCCTACTCCTTACACTAAAGAAGATGGAAGCGATTATAACAAAAATAGTAAATTGGTATATACGAAGCCTATCGATATGCCTAACCAAGGATTTTTACCGAAAAGAAAGTAAGAAATGGCTCAAGCATTATTTGTAAGTAGAGAGGATATAGTTAAGTTTACGGCGGTAAATGGAAACGTAGACGTAGACAAATTTATCCAATGGGTAAAAGTAGCTCAAGACACGCATATCCAAGGGTATCTTGGGACTAAGTTATTTAACAAGATTAATGACGGTATAGTAGCCGGTAATTTAACTAGCCCTTACACGATGCTTTTAAACGTGTATATAAAGCCGATGGTTATTCATTGGTCTATGGTGGAGTTTTTGCCGTTTGCAGCCTATACAATTGCTAATAAAGGTGTATTTAAGCATAATAGCGAGAATGCACAAAACGTAGAAAAAAGCGAGGTAGATTATCTAGTAGAGAAAGAGCGTTCGATAGCTGAACATTATACTAGACGTTTTATCGATTATATGAGCTTTTATCAATCTTCATACCCAGAATATAATACGAACTCAAATGCAAATATGTACCCAGACAAAAAAGCGGATTTTATCGGCTGGTATCTCTAATGGCTCATATAAGCCAAAAGCATCTAATATTAAAAAACTCAAGGTTTACCTTAACAAAATAGAAAATGGCTCTTAATTTCACGCATACTAAAGGCGATACATTTAACGAAGTAGCTTTTGAAGTAAAGAAGAACGGCACGGCTATTGATTTAACTGGTGCGACTATCAAAATGCAACTCCGTAAGCAATATAGCGATGTAAGTGCTGTCTTGTCTCTTACTTCTGTAAGCTCGGCTGGTATTACAATTACAAACGCAACAAACGGACACTTTAAAATTAATGCTCAAATTATAGACATCGAGGTTTATAATTACGTTTACGATATTCAATTTACTTTATCAAGTGGAGAAGTAAAGACATACGTAAAAGGAGGATTTAATGTAACACCGGAAGTAACACGCTAAGAAATGGAAGATATTATAGACATCATAGTTACCGAAACTACCAATTTAATTGAAATTACGTCTCAACCTACGGACGAGATTATCGATGTCAATATAATCGACAATAGAGAAGACGTTACGCTTAATGTTACTCCTACCGTTGTAGAGATTAATATTAACTCTTTAACCGGAAATTTTGGTATTAATTGGGGCGAAATTGATGGTACACTATCAAATCAAACTGACCTTAATACGGCTCTAGGATTAAAGGCTGATTTAGTAGGTGGTAAAGTACCATCTAGTCAGCTACCTAGTTACGTTGATGATGTAATTGAGGTTGCTAATTATGCAGCACTTCCTGCAACTGGGGAGACTGGTAAGATTTATATTACCATTGATACAAATTATATCTACCGTTGGACTGGTTCTGTTTATGTAGAGATTAAAGATTCAAGTGCGGTTTGGGGAGCAATTACTGGAACTTTGTCAAATCAAACCGATTTGCAAAATGCATTAAATGCAAAAGCTAATGATAATGCAGTAGTTCACAATACTGGGAATGAAAGTGTTGCTGGACTTAAAACGTTTACTAGTGGAATTTCAGCAGATTATTTATGGATTAAAGAGGGAACTGGTTTGGCTAATCCTAGCGGATATGCTCAACTAGCAACAGATTTGACCTATTTCCATTTTAATAATTCTAATAATACTGCTTTTGCTAGATTCCTTTACGGCTCAGGTCAAAGAACTTATACGTTACCAGACTCAAATGGCACTATTGCTCTTACTAGTGATTTGCATAATGCGGTTACTATTGGAACTGCAAACGGACTTTCTTTAAGCACACAAGTTTTATCTTTAGGTTTAGCTAGTTCAAGTGCAAATGGAGCTTTATCTTCTACTGATTGGAGTACATTTAAGGGTAAAAAAAATGCTTTAAGTGGAAATGGATTTGTTAAAATTAGTGGTAGCACAATTAGCTATGATAATAGCACATATTTAACTACAAGTTCGGCTGCTTCGACTTATTTGCCTTTAAGCGGTGGAACTCTTACCGGAGCTTTAAATGGTACAAGTGGCACTTTTACTGGGAATGTTTCAACGAGTGCTCAATTAAGAATAGAGTCATCTGGAAATGCTTTACTGCTTATAGGTTCACGAACTTCAGGAACTGTATTTGAGGTTTACAACTCTAGTAATATATTAAGATTTTATAATGGAACGGTCGATGCTTTACAAATAACAACTGGTTCTGGAGCCGCCACGTTTTCGAGTAGTGTTACGGCGGGAGCTCAAATTTCAATTGGAAACTTTGATGGTCAAGCTTTAAAAATGCAAGCTGGAACTTCAACTGGTAATAGCTTCTTAAGATTTTATAATAGTGCTAGTACACCTAGAGGATATTTTGGGTTGTTTAATAGTGGTGGGACTGATTATATGTTATTAGATGGCTCTAGTACAGATGTTTCTATTAATGGTAACGCTAATTTAAATTTACAAACTGGAGGTAATAATAGATTAAATATCACTTCCTCTGGCAACGTAGGAATCGGAACGACAAGTCCAAGTACTACTTTGCACGTTTTAGGTAGAATTAGAAGTTCAAATACAAGTACAATAGGAACTGGTGTTGCTTCAGGTATATATGAATTAGGAGATTCTTCAAATGGAATTTGGAGAGGTGATGCAAATAGCACTACAACTGCAGGTAATTTTACTAATATTGGAGGGTATGATGGCATAATTTTTACATCTTCAAATGCAAGTATGGGCTCTCAAAACGAACGTATGCGAATCACTTCCTCTGGCAACGTAGGAATAGGAACGACAAGCCCTAGTTATAAATTATCAATAGTAGGAGATTTAAGAGGATATAAATTAATAAGTAGCGAGGCTGGAGTAGGTGCTGGTAATTACACTATTTTTAGTAACGATGATAATGTAGGTTACATTGATACGATAAGAGCAGTAAACTCAGGAGATTTTCATTTTAGATTTGATGGAACTTCGAGAGCAAATATAAATAGAACGACCGGTATCTATATGGCTACCTCTGATTCTGCATTAAAAACCAATATATTAGATAGTAAAAATGTTTTACCACTAATTGATAAAATAAAGGTTAGAAGCTACAATTGGATAGAAAATAATGCCTATGAGCCATATGGTTTAATTGCTCAAGAGTTAAATGAAATTTTACCTGAGTACGTTTACAAGCCAAAAACTGAAAGCGAAAGCTGGGGATTATCAAAAGCTGAATTAGTGCCAGTTTTAATAAAAGCAATCCAAGAATTAAAATCAAAAATAGAAACTTTAGAAAATAAATAATATGGCATTCTTTTTGTAAATTGTATTAACAAATTACTTAAAATCAATGGCTTACGTTTACAGACATATTAGACTAGATACAAACCAAGTATTTTATATAGGTATTGGAAGCTCCCCATATTACAAAAGAGCTAAATCAAAACTAGATAGAAATGATTTTTGGAAACGCATAGTTAATAAGACTGATTATAAAATTGAAATTCTATTTGATGAGTTAACAAAAGAAGAGGCAATAGAAAAAGAAATAGAATTTATCGCTTTATATGGTAGAAGTAATTTAGGTAAAGGGACTTTATGTAATTTGACAAATGGAGGAGAAGGAACTAATACCTTAGTTTTATCAGATGCAAGTAGAAAGAAAATGAGTAAATCTCAAATGGGTAATAAGAAGTATTTACTTAGGACAACACCACAAGAAGAGATTAATAATAAAATAGGTTTAGCAAATAAAGGCAAGACAAGAACTCAAGAATTTAAGCAAAAGATTAGCAACTATTTTAAAGAACACGGACATCCTTGTACTGGCACAAAATTTAGCCAAGAAAGAAAGGATAAAATAAGAGCATCAAAGCAAAAGTTTGAAGTGGTGCAAAAAGATTTAGAAGGTAATATAGTTAAGATTTGGGAATCTACTAAATCAGTAAAACAAGGTGGATTTTATCAAGCTAGCGTTTGGAAATGTTGCCATAAATTGCAACAAAAACATAAAGGTTTTAATTGGGAATTTTTAAATAAACATTAATATGGCAAATTTTTCTTGGCTCATCAGTCAATTAGACTCAATTCCTTCACTTGACGGAATGGACAAAGTAATTAGCGTAATTCATTACAGAGCTCAAAAGCAACACGAAGATTTTACGGCTAACACTTACGGAGCGTTAAGCGTAGATGCTCCACACGAATCTAGCTTTACTCCTTACGATGAGGTAACAAAACAAATGGTTGAAGGATGGCTAACTGAAGGGTTAGACTGCGAGGCAATTGAAGCGAATTTAGATGCTCAGATTGAGAACTTTTTGAATCCTCCAATTGTGGCTTATCCTTTGCCGTGGCAATAAAAAGAAACAAAAAGTATTAATTTTCGTTTATAATCAAACAAACAACAAAAAGAATGAAAATTGACTTAAATTTTAGTCTTACAGACTTAGATGGTAATGCCATCGAAAACGCTAACGCTGGCAAATTAGTAGCAAGCTCACTTGTTCAACAATCTAAAGGCGATGCTCTTAAGTTTTGGGATTGGGCGGTAGCACTAAATAAAGGCGAGGTACTAGATTTAGATTCTAGCGACCAAGAGACATTTAAAAACTTCATTAAGGATAACGAAAACTTTGCAATTATTGCTAAGGCTCAAATTTTACACAAACTAAAAAAAGACTAACGTGTTTAACTCTCTTCCCGATTGGCTTACGAATATTATAGCTGCTTCCATTGCATCACTTGCAACTTATTTTAGCACACGTAAAAAAGAAAATGTAGACATACAAGGAGGGGAGTTATCAAATACACAAGAAGCCATTAAGATATGGCGAGAGATGGCACAAGAGATGAGTGATAAAGTAAAAGAATTAAGTGATAAAATCGACATCTTGACTGCCGAAGTACATAGTCTTAAAAGCGAGAATTCCGCTCTTAAATCAAAACTAAATATCCTTGATGAAGATAACCAAGTTAAGCCAAAAAGGACTCGAGCTAATAAAGCAGTTTGAAGGCTTGAGCCTTACTCCTTATGTTTGTGCTGGGGGTATAAATACGATTGGGTACGGCAACACGTACTATACGAACGGTAAGAAGGTTACATTACAAGACAAGCCTATTACTAAAGAACAAGCCGAAGAGCTTCTTAAATTTTCTCTTTCTACCTATGAAAAAGCGGTTGATTCATTTTGCCGTGACGATATATCTCAAGGCAATTTCGATGCCTTATGTTCTTTTGCTTATAATCTAGGACCAAAAGCATTACAAGGTTCAACTCTCATTAAAAAAGTTAATGCTAATCCTAAAGACGTTACAATAGCTGACGAGTTTATGAAGTGGAATAAGG